CAATAAAAAATCAATCGTATCAAAGCTACAGGACTTAGAAAATGACCAAGGACATCATTAAGGAATACGGCGAAGTTCTTCACGATCCGTCCTATATAACAGACGTAGAACTTGCTGTCATACCAGTTAGTCCCAAAATAGATATTGCTCTCGGAGGCGGTGTGCCCGAAGGGTCTCTTTTCATTATGACGGGGCCAGAGAAAGTTGGCAAAACCGTAACGGCACTCGCCTTTTGTGCAAACTCACAAGCCCTTAAAAGGAAGGTATACTATGGGAATATAGAAGGGCGACTAAGAAAGAGAGACCTAGAAGGCATTATTGATCTAAAGATAGACCCAGAAGAATTGGAGATCATTGGGTCTACCCAAGGTAATATTTTATGTGCGGAACAATATCTAGGGATCTTCGACAACTTAATTCACACACAGCCAGACTGCATATGTGTCGTGGACTCTTTCTCTGCCCTCTCAAGCGAGTCTGAACTTACGGGGGATCTTACAGACACTCAAGTAATGAGCGTCCAGAAGGTGCTGGCTAAGTTTTGCAGGAGAATCTCGAATGTTCTTCCAATCAACAAAGTCACTGTCGTTGGGATAACGCATCTCATGGCCAACGTTTCTTCTTTTGGAAGGGGTAAAAAGAAGGTAGAAAAGTCTGGGAGTGCATTAAAATATCAAGTAGACGTTAAACTGCACGCAACGCACGCTCAGCCGATAATGCAAGGTGACACCCAGATAGGACAAACGGTTAATTGGCAGGTTGTCACCTCTGCCATTGGGGCTCCCGGCCAAAAGGTTGCAAGTCACATTAAATATGGGCGAGGTATATGGAAAGAGATGGAGTTGGCAGATTTGCTGGTAGATTTTGGCCTTGTAGAAAAAAGTGGGGCATGGTTTAAGTTGCCAAACGATGAGAAGATGCAGGGCAAAAATAATTTAGCAAAATATCTGGAAGACAACCCCGAGGAGTACGCTAAGTTTGAATCGGAAATTTTTTCTATGGTTGGAATTGAAAGGTAAATTACTATGAAAAATATCACTGCTATTTTTGTTACCCTTGCTGTTATGGGCTCTACCCTTTTAGGTGCGGACAAAGATCTTTATCAGCATCTGCAAGATGTGTCCGTTACTGTGAAGGCGGCAGGGGGAGAAGGCTCCGGCGTCATTGTAACGCGGGAGGTCGAAACTTCCCCAAGCGTCAAGCAGAAGGTTAACTTTGTTTGGACTGCGGCCCACGTTATAGATAGCCTTAGATCGGTTAGGGTCGTCATCAAAGACGGCAAGCCTCAAACGGTTGTTGAGTTCAAGGACGCTCAAATTGTTCAGGAGCTAGTTGAGAATGGTCGTCGAGTTGGCGAAATTAAAATGGAAGCCAAGGTCATTAAATACAGCGACTCCGAGAATGGCGAAGACTTGGCTCTTCTAATGGTTAGAAAGAAGGGTTTTGTTGACAAGTCAGCCACCTTCTACAATGCCGCAGGTAAGCCAGTAGCCATTGGCACAGAGCTTTATCATGTTGGCTCATTACTAGGCCAAACTGGCTCGAATTCGATGACGCGAGGGATTTGTTCTCAAGTTGGAAGAGTTCTTGACTTGGGCAACGGAAGCGGTGTGGTCTTCGATCAAACCACAGTGACGGCTTTTCCGGGGTCCAGTGGTGGTGGAGTATTCTTAAGCGAGAGGTCTGGTGATGATGCTGGACAGTACATGGGAATGCTTGTCCGTGGCGCTGGAGAAACTTTCAATCTCATTGTCCCAGTTCGCAGAATGAGATCTTACGCTAAAGAAGAGGGTATACTATGGGCTATAGACTCAGACTGCCCCGTTCCCACCCTGAAAGAAATCTCATCGATGCCCACCGAAGGTCCGAAGTCCAAGGGGAGTGGTAGCGCCGGGACCAAGGCCACCAGAGACGCCGTGAAATTCCCAGAGCTTCCTCTGCGGGTAGAAGGTCTTGAGGGTACAATAAAGAGGTGAACCGTGAAGATCAGGGACTTAGACGGCGCTGTTTATTCTTGGAAAATATCCGGCCACGTTGTGCGTGCCAGCGAAGAGAGACCTCGTTCTCAACTTCATCTGAAAGCTAGAAAACTGCTGAAAGGAGTTTATCCGACAGTACAGATTCTAGAAGAAGTCCCCTTTCAGTTGCGGCGCAATCAGCGTGGCTTTTTAGATTTTTACATAAACACAATAAAGACAGTCGTAGAAGTTCACGGATCACAACACTACAAATTCAATCAACTATATCACGCTTCTCTTCAGCACTTCATAAATCAGAAAAAAAGAGACGTGGATTTGGTGGAGTGGTGTGAAATAAACAATCTCAACTATATAGAACTACCCTTCAACGAGAATGAAGACCAATGGAAAAACAGGATCTTGCAAAACAGCAACTAGAGAAGCTCGACAGCATCCTAGACGAGTATGAGTCCTCTCTGGGAATCTCACAATTTAGAGATGATCTTAACGATGAGTCGGCTAAAAAATATTTACGCTTATCTAGGAATCAAATTGAAAAACTAACGCCTGACGAATGCGCAGAAGCTGCGTTGCTACTGGCGTCCCTTTCTTTTCATCTACAAAGAGCCTACAACCGTGAAGTAGCTCGTGTAAGCTGGTCCTCTCAGGTTCTAAAAAGTACGGTGGCCGGAAGAGAACAGTCTTACAAGGGGTCGTGGGAAAGCCAGTTCAATCAAGCGGTAGAAGAGGATGGCTATACACGCAAGGTGCGATCTATACAAAGATACGCGCAGCAACGCGCTGACAGATTGACCTATCTCGCATCGTCTGTAAAAAATATGGCAGATGTTTTTATCAACTTACAAAGAGCAAAGGTTTCCAAATATGTCTGACAGGCGAAGGGTTGTAGAGGAACTTTTAGAGGGCCTGTCGGAAGAAGAGACGGAAAAGCTGTTCGGGCTTTTAAAAGACTCAGTGGCATCTCGCGAGACCAAAAGAAACAGGAGAGGTCGCGGGAAGAGAAAAAGAAAAAACAAGGGGGCAAGTGCCGAAAAAGACGGACCACAGCCCTCTTCAGATGCGGAGATTGAACGAATGTCGCTTAGCGACAAAGAGAGGCAGGAGCTACAGGAGGCCTCCGAATTTGACAAGAAGATGGGCTTCGACCTGCCTTCAAAGAAGGTCTCTAAAACGGGTTCTCCAACAACTAACCGAGTGGAGGCCCGATGCAGGGTGTGCGGAAGCGTTGAGATGGTCTCACCGGCATTCGTACCGCCCGAAAAGGATCGTTATAAGTGTAACACATGTTCATGTAGTGCAGGATAAAGGAGAACGTTTATGGACGCTAGATCTCAAAAATTCATTGTGGCTATGCTGGTGTGTATGACAGTGGCTTTCAGTGCCCAAAGCGCCACGCTACTCTATAACCAAGAGTCTCTTCACGAAGAGATGGGCGAGCTTCGCTCGCAAGCTGACGGGCATGCGGAAGACGTTTACGTTTTGATGAAATCTGACAGCGCCAGACTATACACGATTATGGATACGCAAATAAGGACTTTCCATTACGCGAAGCCTCACATTGGGCCAACTCGCGGCTGCCCTGAATGCGCCGAAATTTACGAGAGAGCCAAAAATAGCGGGGGCATTCACGCTTCGGACCTTCACAAGAAAACACAATAAGTTCAAGGAATAGACATGCTACTTTCCGACGCTGCTGCCGAGAGAGCCGTTCTGGCAGGTGTATGCAAATATGGATCAGAAGCTTACTATGATGTTTCAGACGTTGTAAGTGAGAACAGCTTCACTATCGAGTCCAATGCCATGATATATGCCTGCCTCAAGCACATCATGGATAAAGACGATAGCATTCCTATTGACTTGCCCTCCATATTGTCCTCCGCAAAAGAGATAGGACTTCAAGACCTCGTGTCCGACAAGCACGAAGTTCAGCATCTCTCTGCCATCATGAAGTTTCCAGTCTCTCTCAAAAACGTAAGAATGTTTGGGGCTAAAATTCGTAAGTTGGAGATAGCTCGCATGATGCATAGCCAGCTTGACCTGACTAAAAACAAATACGAGGAAATCAAAGGTGACGAGACTATCTCGCACATATTGGGGATCGCGGAAGAGTCCATCTTCGATTTTACATCACTATTAAACGACAACGACGAATCTCCACAAAAGGTATTTATAGATGTCGAAGAACGGCTGGACGAACTTTCAGAAAACCCTATCGACCAAGTTGGGATGCCTACAGGATTTGACCGATACGATTTCGCCATAGGGGGAGGTTTGCGGAGAGGCACCGTGAATGTCATAGGCGCTCGCCCGAAGGTCGGTAAGACACTGTTCGCAGAGAACGCAGGTATACATATCGCTAAGCATCTAGGCGTTCCTGTTTTAAATCTTGATACTGAAATGACCAAGAAGGATCATCAAGATAGAGGACTTGCGATGTTAAGTGAAGTTTCTATCAACGAAATTGAGACTGGAAAATTTGCACAAAGCTCCTTTCAGAATCAAAAGCTTAGAGATATGGCCAGCGATGTTAAGGACATCCCGTACTACCACCTTTCTATCGGAGGAAAGCCCCTAGAGGATCAACTGTCTGTGATGAGGCGATGGCTCGCAAAGGAAGTGGGCCTGAATCACCAAGGCAAGGCCAACGACTGTGTCATTATATATGACTATCTAAAGATCATGGAAGCCTCTGATATCAAAGGAGATATGAAAGAGTATCAACTTTTGGGCTTCCTGATGACCTCTCTTCATAATTTTGCACTTAGATACGAAGTTCCCATCTTAGCCTTTGTGCAACTAAACCGAGACGGTATAACAAAGGAGTCTACTGACACCGCAAGCGGTTCAGATAGAATCATATGGCTTTGTAGCAATTTCACTATCTATAAAAGGAAGTCTGACGAAGAAATTGCCAAAGACGGTCCCGAGAACGGCAACAGGAAGCTAGTTCCAGTAATTGCCAGACATGGAGAGGGCCTAGAAGATCGTGACTACATCAACGTAAACATGATAGGGAAATACGGCAAATTGACAGAGGGCCGCACAGCATTCGAGATAGAGGATGGCGTTGGATATGCCCAAGAAGATAGAGACAGCCAAGGCAATGACGACAACGACGATGTCCCCTTCGTATAAATATAACGATCAAGGAAAGCTAAACCGACTAACCAAGTTGGCCGCAGAGAATATAGACGAAATATATAGCTATTTCGATATCGACTATTCCTACAAAAGCGACATTTTGATTAAGTCGGAATGCTTCATTCACGGAGGGGATAACGATACGGCGTTAAACGTTTATTACAACGGGGACATCCGAGTTCATTATAAATGCAGGACTCATCAGTGCGAAGAACATTTCGGATCCTCATTTATCAGTCTTATAAGAGGCATCCTCTCTAGATACAAATATAAATGGAGAATAAACGGTGACAAAGAAGCAAGTTTCAATGAGGCCGTAGAGTTTTTGTTAAAGTTTACCAACAGGAATTTTAGTTCTCTGGAGATAGAACAGGTTGGTGACCTAGAAAAAATGAAATTTTGCGGGATAGTAAACGGACTTGACACAGAATCTGCCAAACACCTAGGCATCAGTAGAGAATTCTACAGAGACACCGTGGAACTGCCTTCGCAATACTATCTTAAAAGAGGCTATTCTATAGAGATATTGGATAAGTATGACGTGGGAACCTGCAAGAGAAGAGGCAGGTCGCTATATCAACGAGCCGTTGTTCCGATATACGACGATAGCGGTCAAAATATAATAGGGTTTACCGGAAGAAGTATTTTTGACTCATGCCCTTCTTGCAAGAATCATCACCACCCAAAAGATAAGTGTGGATTCTTTCCTAAATGGAAGCATACGGCTGGGTTTAAAAAAGAAAATTGCTTGTATAATTATTGGTATGCCCATGATGAAATTCTATCTACCGGAGTAGTTATACTAGTAGAATCGCCCGGAAACGTATGGCGTCTTGAGGAGGCCGGAATACGCAACTCTGTTGGAATTTTTGGAACACACCTGAACCAGAACCAGAAGAAGATTATAGATGAGTCAGGAGCCCTCTCGATCATATGCCTGCTAGACAACGATGAGGCGGGATTCAAGGGCGCAGAAAAAATTAAGGACATGTGCGGAAAAATGTATCGCCTTTATTTTCCCACTCTCGAAGACAACGACATAGGTGATATGCATGTCGATAAAGTTACTTCAGATATCAGACCTTTAATTTCTCAAGTGCAAGGAGTTTATAATGAATGACAAAGAGAACACCCCATTTTCTATCAACCCGCCCACACAATCTACGGATCTCCCTCAAGGAGCAACGCGAGTTCCGGCGGCCCCTCCAGAAGCTCAGGGTCCGGCTTTTGAAAACATGATACTCGACGCCTGTGTTGCCGAGTTTCAATCCAAGAAGAAAAAG